CAGAAGGACCTTTTTCGCCGGTTTCAACATCAAATGTTAATTGATCTCCTTCAATTAGCTCTAAGCTTGATGCTTTAGCTGCTGAAGAATGAACAAAAACGTCTTTTTCTTTGTCTTCTCTTTCAATGAAACCATAACCTTTAGTTCCATTGAACCATTTTACTTTTCCTTTTATACTCATATTATTTTCCTCCTTTCTTTTTTAACTTCTTTAACTTCTTTAAATATTTCTTTGTATCCGTAAGACCTAATTTAGGTTTAATTTTTGAAGTAATAGAATAGGGTTGTTTTAGACTCATTTTTTATCTTTAGATTTACCGTTCCTAAATACCTGTGTTCCCTTTATACCGAAAATACTCGCAACTACCAAAATCCAGAGTGAACTAAACCATGTCGGCAAATCCGCAAAATGCTCAAAAAAGATATCAATCTTTAATAACGTTTCCGGATTGTCGCTGAACACCCCCCACGCCAAAATAATTATGGGCGCCGAGAGAATTAATAAAACGAATTCGTCTTTATAATCTGATTGCCGGGCTTCTAAAAGTTTTCCCTGGTATTCGCTTTCTCCTCGGGCCATCTTTTCTGCTGTCAGTAAAGCAGCCTGAGACATCGCTTCTTTTTGTTTCTGTTTATTGGTATATACCTTAGCGCCCGTGCTAAGTGCCAATTTTGCTAAACTAAACCACATAATAATCCCTTAAAAAATAGGATATACGCGCGTCGCGCGCAAAATTCCTAATACCACTTAACTTCAGATTTTTTGTCCTTAAGCATTCTACGTTGGCCACCAACTTTATTAACAGTTGGTATACCTTCAGGAACTTTAACCTCAACACCGCCTTTAAGATATCCATCTTTATTGACGAATTGTTTTTGGTCAATGCCCTTATAGAAAGGTTCTTTTTTTGCCATTACTCCTCCTTATAATTATATTATCACTTTGGCTTCATTTTAGCAAGTCTTTCCCTTGCTTCATTCGCCATTTGTTGTTTTTGTAAAGATGTATCTGCTCTTAATTCAGATAAGTCTTCATTCTGCTCAATTTTATCTTCATGAATATCTCTACTCTGAACTAATTTAGCTCTGTCAATTTCACCTCTTTGCTTCATTTCCATGTCTTTACGCTGAGTATCTACAGCTTTTAAATCTACTTCTCTAGATTTAATTTTTAATAATGGATCATGATCAAATTGAGAAGTAATTCTTTTTTCTTCCTTCATGAATTCTTCCATCATTTCAGAAATAAGAACAGCTTTTCGTGCTTCAAGCTGCTGGGTAATTTGTTGAAGCTGTTGTTGAAGTTGCGGCAACATAGCCATCTGTTGTTTAAATTCAACTTGAATTTGTTCCTGAGCCATAATACTAATATGTTCCAAAATATTTTTTTCCATAGCACCCATTATTATAGGATTATTTCTAACCATATTAGTCGACATAAAATATAAATGTGCACTAATATGCGCACGGTGATCCTGACCAGGATAAGCCTGGAAAGGTTTCTGCGCTATTGCGTCAATATTTTCTAAAGCTGGATCTTTTGGCATTTTAGGTGGTGGAGGTGGTAAAATTTGATCAATATCCTTTACTCCTACCGCTTCGTACATTTTTCTATAAGCCATGTATAAATCATGCATTTGAGGATTTGACATAGCAAGTTGTAATTCAGTTTGTGCTAAAGTCACTCGTTGTGACATTGAAAATATATTTGGATCAGCAACCGGTAAAATATCTATCCTATCATCAAAATCTTGAACTTTAATGGTCCTTGCTGCACCTACAACATCGTAAGGATATTCAGGTGGAAGATAAGTAGCAAATACTTTTGCTAACAGTTTAAATTCTTGTTTGAGTGCCGCGTATAATCGTTTATGAATCGCGGACATAACTCTGGAACCTCTTTCCAATAAAGCAACGGTTGTTCCAACAGCTGCCTGTTGATTGCCTTCCCCGACCTGCATATCAGCAATTGAGGCAAATCTTTGACCTGCTTGAACTACAATTCCCATTAACTGTAATAATGTTTGTGATGGTTCTTTATAAGGCAGCGGATAAAAAGCATCTTTTAAACTTCCACCGGGAGCATCTACATCTTTAAATTCTCCTGGTTGAATTGGTGATGCTTCATCTCTGATTCTTATACCTCTTTGTTTAAAGCCTGCCGGTAAATTAGATAATGTTCCTGCATCTAACAATTGGCGGAGAGCGGCCGTTGCAGTACGGCTCAATCCGCCAATCATATGAATGAGTCCAAAGCCATAAAATCCGAGTCCTGGCAGAAATTTGAAGTGGACAAAATATTGGATTTTTTTTCTGGTTGGATCATTGGGTGCATAGTTCCTTCTGATTGAAAGAACTAATCGGCTACCTTCGTCAATTGTTACGACGTAGGGTAATTTTATTTCTGTTGGCATTCCATCTTGGCCAACATCTTCGAAACCTTCTAAATCTAAATTAACATGACATTCAAGTAATGTATAAACATCTTCTTGTCTTCCTACTTTTCTGGTTCCAGCAATTTCTTTTTCTTTTTGTTCAACTTTATCTTCAACCATGGGAGGTTTCCCAAGTTCAATGTCCCGATAAAATCCTGAAACTTGTTGCTTACGCAACTCGTTTTCAGGAATTTTTAACACATGAATAATGGCTTCCGCATCGTCTAATGAGGTAGCCGTGTACGGAACCACTAAATCATCCGCTTGGACAAACTTAGAAACAGCTCGGCCAAGTAAAGCGTCATAATAAACTTTTTTGAAAGTTGAACCTCCAAGAGGTAAATGAAATAACATTTGATCGAATTCAGCTTCGTATTCATTCATTTGATCCATGATTTGATAGTTCATGAAATTTTTAACTCTTTGAGCTTGTTGTTCTTTAGGTGGGGTTGAAATTCCCATCACTTGAGTTCTAACCGGACCATCAGCGGGTAATAATTCTTTATAAGCCTGTGCTTGAAACTGTGTAACCGCTTCTGCAAGAACAGGGTGTGTTGCACCACTAGCTCCTTGAAACGGTTCTGTTCTAACTCTGTATTTAAATCCTAAAAGGTCTAATCCATGAATGTAGGTGTCTTCCCAATCTTTCCTTGACATTTTATAGTCAAAATAATTGGCATGCATTTCTGTGCCGATCGGGCTTAAAATATCGTCGGGTAAAATATCCGCGAGGTTATCAAAATGGCCTTCAGTTCCGGGGACCTTTAATCCTGAACTAGGGTCAAAATTGATATCCATGCCACCATCGGGTAACGGGGTAGCTTCAATATTTTCTGTTTCGATTAATTTTGTTTCATCCGTTACAGGAACTTCAACATCGGGTGCTATTTCCGGTGGAAAATCTGTATTCGGAAGAGTTTTGTCAATGTCTGCCATTATTTACTTCCAGTCCGCATTGTATCATCATATAGGAGATAAGACAAGCCTTGAGGTGTGGGTCCTCTTTTAGGTGGAATCGTTCTTGTTAAACGGCCTCCTCCAGCTACTTCTTCCCTTCGTAAATAACCTCCAGACAGTTTATCTCCATATTTCCATTTTTTATACTTTTCCCAACTCTTTAAAAACTCTTCACGACTTTGCTGTTTATTCATTCCTTTCATATCTTCCATAAATTCTTCAAAATCTTCATAGGCCGGGCCTCCACCTTCTAAACCAATCCTGCCGCCTGATGCTTTTTTAACCCCATAGAAAGTGTCAAAAAACTCTTCTACTCCTTCATCATAATGACTACCATAATCATCTGTGATAGAGGTATGATATCCTACTCTTTCTTTTTCAGTCATTTTTTTAGATTTTGCTAATAGTTTTTTATATTCATCGCTGGTCTTACCAAACGTTTTTTTATAGGACGCTAAAGCCTCGTCCATACCTCTACCACTCATATCATCTACATGTTCAAATTTTACTTTATGACCCGCTTTTTTTAAGCCCTCTAATATGTATGATGCATCCCAGGTATCAATACTTTCATAAAAATCAGACTCAGGATTGTTTCTCCATGGATTTTCTAGATCATCGGAGCCTGTTTTTCCTATTTTCAGCTTTTTCATAACCTTGTCCAAAGTTTTTTGAGCAGCTTTTGATAAACTCGCGACATCAAACGCACCAGCCCAATGAGCAGTGGCTTGTGGACCCCACTCCGTCATTTCATCACTATCATCAACCCATGTTTTTAATGTCATAATTACATCGTCACTAGGTTTAACTTTAGTTGCTGCTTTAAAAAGACCTCCAAGTCCAATGGACTTTAATGCTATCATTAAACCACTTGTACCTGCCATGATGTTAAAGTCTCTCCGACTTTGACCAAAATCACTTATTTTTTCATCTATTAATTTATTTAAATTTTTTCCATCTTTTACCTTACCCATTGCTTTACTAGCTTTGTTTAATAAAATTTGTCCTGCCTTAAATGCTCCACCTGTTGGTACCGCTATTTCAGT